CTTTAACATAAGCAATTGCTCCACTAGTTTGTCCAACTAGCTTCATTCCTTTAGTGAGATAACCAGAATATAATCCTTGTGCTTCTTCTGATAATGAAGTTGTATCAATATTTAAAACCTTAGAAGATCCACTATAAGTTGCTGGTATAGATTCACTAATAATATATGGGTTTACTGTATATACCGATGATGGACTATTAAATGAACCAAATTTATGATTCGGTTGAGCAACTCTAAATGTAATATAATCTGTTGGACCAAAAGCACTATTAAAGTTAGCATCAACAGAACCTATTACGGTTTCTCCAATTACAAATGTACCGTTCGCAGTACCATAATTATCTAAAGTTGAACTATTTGCTATTTCAACCAATTTTGGTATAAAATCAACACCACTATTCCCATCAAGGAATTGGTAGAATTGTGTAGAAGGTTTGAGATTAGATACTTTAAATTCAGTATTTCTAGATCTCATAAAGGTTTCATCTGATGAGGAAACTAACTCATTTCTAGTATTAATATCATCAAAACTTATCGTATCAACATTAACACTTGATGAATTACTTACACTACTAGCACTGAGATTTTGCCTATTATTGACAGTGGTTTCTCTCCATCCTCTAAAGTTTCCACCACCACCATTTCTCCATTCAGTATCTCCTTGAATAGTAGCTTCACCAAAATCTAAATTAACTGAACTTGTAAGATTTTGTGTAATACTTCTAGATGTATCATTCGTAATACTAATAGTCCTATCAGGCAACTGAATAGTCCTAACCCAAGTATCTAATGATGGACTTAATTCAATATTTCCAGTATATACAACAACATTAAATGGGTTAACATTCTCTACAGTTGTTGCTATTGTTTGTTCAAGCCAACCAACTTCACTATATTTGAGAGTTACTGCATCCCCAGTTTTTTGTACATTAGGATCCAATAATTCATAATTATCAGAAGTGTCTAAATTCTCATCAATAATACTCTCTGCTGGAGAAAGATAAGACTTGATAGAATTCCTACCAATTATTGGTATTAATTCTTCTGCAGAAGGATTAACTTGAATAGAAGATAATTGTCTGTCAATTAAACCATAACTCTTAAAATCATCTACAAAGAATCCACTCTTAAAGCGATTTCTTCCATCTGCATCTTGAATTTGAAGAGCTTGAGTACTTAATTCTAATAAAGATAAAGAAGTTACTTGTTCCAGATTTTCAACTCTATCTTCAATATAACCAATATCTCTCATAGTAAATCTCTTATTGTCAATCAATGTTAGAGATGCATTCTGTGGGTTATAGAGATATGGTGGAAGATTAATTGTTGCAATTTCTAATAAATCATCATTCTTGACAGGTGCCTTAGGCCATTTTGCTGATACTCCTTTTTCAACAATGAAAGTACCATACTTGTCAAGATACAATTTATCAATTCTTGGTAGATAATAATCATATCCCAATATAGATCCTTCATCAGAAGACATCAATAATTTTGGAACACTATCAAAACTTCTAGAAGCAAAATCAAATGGTGAAGTAAATGTAGTTGATGGATCAAATACAGAAACTCTAGGTCTGAAATCAAGAGTATCTGATGCTCTTATGTTCCATCTTCCAATATTTGGAATGTCTTGTCCAAATCTTTCTTTATCATAACTTAAGACAGTAAACGCATCTCCAGTATCATCAGATGGTACTGAATAATAATCAAATACTACTAACAACCTCTTAGTTGCTTCCTCAACACCTTTCTTTCTAACAATCCTAGAATAATCATAATATTGCTCTTTTTGTCCCTTATCAAGATGATAGAGATTTGTAATATTCTTATAGCTACCTAATGTTATTGTTTCAATTTCAGTAGTTATATTAGATTCATCAAATGTTACAGTTTCTCCAAGATTGAAGATATCATCTGTTAGGTAAACAATTTGTAGATTATTTGATGATGGTGATGAAACAACTCTTGCGACTGCTTGACTTACACTACCTACTATATTTTCACCAATTATTGCATTGGTATGCACACTAGCAGTTGAAGTAAATTGAATTTTATCTAGTGTTGGATTTCCGGTATCTAAAGACTCATAAATTGCCAATACTTTTGCAACATCTGGATAATTCAAACATATTTCTTCATCCTGAACTCTCAATCCATATTGGACATTGTATGATAATCCATCAACAACAGAAGTATTAACACCAACTCCAGATTGTTGATACTTAGAACGTGTTATATTAACTGTTTGACTTCTATTATATTCTTTTATTTTACTTTGAACTCCATACTTGGTAAGAGTTGAATTAACAACAACATTTGACTGTGAAGTTCTTAAACCCCTAATAGTTACTACATTATTCGTTAAATCAAATGTATCACTTGTAATAGTTCCTCCTATACCTGTGGAATAATGTACCCCATATCTTTCTTGATCGAAAGTAGCAAAAGATGCACTACTAATTCCTGTTATACTTGAAAGATCGAAAGTAAGTACACCACTACTATCCGTAGATTCTCCAGTTATCTGTTCAGAAACTGTGAATGTAGAATTTAATAGATTTATAGTAGAAACATTTCTATCTGGTAATGGTGCAAATAATCCTCCTTCTGATGTATCAATAACTGGACCAACAGGAGTTGGATTAACTAAAACATTAGTTGCTCCAGTTAATACTGAACCATCATAAACACCAGTAACTCCAGCACCAGAAGCTATTGGACTTAATTCAAGTGTTAAACCGTCTGTTGCAACAGCAGAAACTCTATTATATGTCTCTGTACTAAATCCAGGTCTTTGATATGCAATAATACTATCTGTTCTTATCCCAGTAAATTGCTTTCCAGCAGCAGTTACAGTTGCAACACCACTAAGTATAGCTGGAATTGTTATTTGAGATATGCCTCCAGGCATTCTAAATCTTTCACATACAGTATCTGCCAAGAATGACTTACCATTCAAAATAGCAGTAAATCCAGTACTAGAATCTTGACATACAGATTTAATGTTCTGAGTTCCATATGCAACAAAAGAACTAATTGTTATTGATGCATCAACACCATTAACACTTATTTGCTCTCCTTTTGCAAAATTACCTGAAGTTTGTCTCAGATAAATTACAGCAGAATTACCACCAGAAGTAGTAGCATAACCACTAGCATCACTACTCTTACCTTTTATAAAAGCTGTATTTGGAATATCAGTAGCATCTACACTTCTGTTTAAGGTTAGTTTAGTATATGTTTGAATATCATATAATCTTAAATCATATTTGGTAGAACCATCAGTTATTGGAGCATCTGTAAGACTGAATGTATATACTCTAGCATCTCCTATCTGAGCTCCGGTATCCCCAAGTTTTCTATTCATCAACCTTACGGTTGCCTTCTGCTTTGCGACTCCTTTGACGTTATTAACTCTTACCAAATTTCCCATTTGGAAAGGAACAGTTACATTAGATACTGTCTCAGTATCTCTTGGCTTATCAACATCAATTATTGTAGTGCTGACTTTTTCAACATCATATCCCCTTACATATGCTTTTCCAGGAGATATTTTTACACACATCAAGTCATCAGTTGGTGTATTCTTCTCTTCTGTTTTTTCATTACTGAAGAATAAACCATTATTACCCAATCTATTATTTAATGAATTATGTACTGAAGGATCAAATGGTCTTACAGCATAATCACCAGACTCATCATATGTCCTTTCTGCCATATAATCACGAATTAGATTATATTGCGTTTTTGTATTAAGCTTCTTAATCTTTCCATCTTTTAATCTTAAAAGCTCAACAAAATCAGTATCATTAGTATCATCTAATGATTTTTTCGTTAAAGTTAAAGATATTTTAAACCTATTAGCACCTGGAGCAGCATAATTTGTAAATCCTTTAGCATTATCATACAAAGACGCATCATCTTTTGGACCAATGATTAATTCATCAACTTTTAATCCAACTCTATATGATGGAGTATTTGTGTAATTATCTAAAATTAGAGTTTGCTGTGAAACATTAACAAAATACCCTCTAATAAAATAAACACCTTTACCGATAGATGCTGCAGAACCTATAGCAGTTGCATTTGAAGATATTAAAGAAGCAAATTCTGTTCCAGCATTAATTGTTGTATTACCATAAGTTATATTCTCAGACGCACTCAACGATTCTCCATCTTCAAATTGTTTAAATTGGAAATTACTATCAGAATCTAGATACTTTACATATATTGTTAAATGCTCAAGATTACCACCTGCATATTCAACTTTTTGAATTTTTGCAGTTGTTCCCGATACTTGACCAGTTACTTTCTTACCTACAAAATTATCAATGTATAATGCAATATCTACCCCAGAATTAGTTGCATTAAGCTTTACTGCATAAAATTGTGGATCATAAGAGATATTACCAGGAATAACTACAGATCCTTCTTTGAAGATATGACTACCAAACGATTCTACTTGCCCTTGTAATATAGATTGTAACGACGTTAATTCCCTTGCCTGAACTGGAAATCCTGGCTTAAATAAGACTTTATAAAAATTCTTCTCAGAATCATAGTCATCATAATATGGGCTAATATTTAAATTTGTTTTTTGTGACATTTGCCTTTAAAATTCCAGGATGATTTTAACGTCTTCTTTTTGGCGAGAATCTCTTTGTACAAGAGGTCGATTATCAATATAGATAACTTCACCAGTCTTTTTATTTATCTCTGGATCAGCAAGGCCATTAGTGAAAGTGACTCCCAAATCAATCTCTTTAGAATTAATAGTAGTCTTAATTCCAGAGAATCCAGTATCTATTGATACTGTATAAGGTGAAATAGTTGAAGACGTAGATTCAAATGCTAAAACCTTACTGGTACTACTGACAGTATTCCAATCAGTTTGATCCTTTTTATTACCGAAGTAAGAAGAGCGATCTTGCCAATACTTTAATACCTTAGTTTCACTATCAAATGATGCTACATATCCCTGAGCAGCTCCTGCAGTCACTGATTGTGATATAGCAGCACCTACAACAGGTGTAGAACCAACGGAATTCAACTTTATTGAATATAAAGATGAATAATCATTAGCAGTAATAACAGTTGTTGAAGAAGATAACTGGGGATTCTTTATAATTCCTACTTGAGAGAATTTAGTATCAATAGGAAAATCTTTAGTTGAATCATCAAATCTGGCATATACTAATACTTTATCAGTACCTAATTCAGTGTATATGTCATATCCATGTCCCTTAGAAGGTGGAATGATTGGTATTAACTTGGCTGGATTAGGAAGACTACTTCCTGCTGGTTGTAGTGAACCTAAATCAACTATGCCATAAGTATATCCACTCCCACCTGCTGAGATAACAGCATCAGTTATTGTTCCAGAAGCATCTACACTAATTGATACTTTTGCTCCTGTTCCATCACCATTAATTGGTACAACTCCTGCAGAATAATCAGCTCCGCCATCTGCAACATATACCTTCTTAATTTGATTTAAATTTATATCCGAATCACCTGCTTCTCTAACATTTTGAATCTGAGTATCTGTTGATGTTAACCAATTATTAGGAACTACAACATACTCTGTAGAATCAAATTTTAGAATATCACTAGGGGAAACAGAAAATAGATATTTCCAAATATACCCGTCCCCACTCGTTCCAGCTGCAGATGGTTCTAAATCTGTAAAAGTAGGTTCGTCTTTAGATACATTACCTTTTAAGTTTGTTCCTGATGAACCATTATCGATACAAACGTAAACTCTAAAATCACTATTAATTACATAGTAATTAGTATCATATAGCCTACTTAAATTGGAATTTGGTGCAGGATTTGAAATACTATAATCATGTCTGTACATGTCATAGCGAGTATTACTAGACCAAGAAACTTTTCTTATAAGTCTTCTAACATTGGAACTAGTAATTTTCTTCCCAAATAATCCAGTATCTCTATAAAAAGTTCTGTATTGCAGATTATCTGTCGGAGTTGGAGTATTGCCATTCCATTCACTATCCGAAGTGGTCCTACCAAAACCAGACACTGGGGAAGCAGGATTTGGGAGCCCAAGGAAAACATAATAAGAATTACTTGTATTCAATACAGAATCGACAAAATTACCTGCATTAGATATTCTGAATTGATCGGTTACTACTGCAGCCATATTAATTGTTATTTTTATAATAGATATTTATAATGATTTATCATATAGACTTAGGAAGTGCTCCGGTATCTCTTATACCAGTGCCTCTTCGCTGAATTGTTGGGAAAGTTGTTAATCCAACATCCACAGTATTACCAGTGACTGCTATAGAAACTGGTGAACTTCCTCTTGTAAATCCAGCAAGTCTTCCCCAAGAGAATCTACCAACAGGATCTGATGATGAAGAAGTGGTAGCAAGTCCGACTATTGATGAACCAGAATCTATGTAAGTTATAATAGAACCAGCAGCACCAACATTTGATATTTCTTGGATAAAGTATATATTATCTGCAAATGTAGTACCAACACCAACCACTGATAAATCATTATTAGCGATAGATGTTACTCCATTTCCGACAGTTGTATCAAAAATAAAGATTGGATGTCCAACAGATAAATTATTATAATTTGCTGTATCCCTATGCAAATTAAATTGAATTGCTAAGGTTCCAATTCCCATAGCATTTACTGTAGTAATCCCAGTAACAATTCCACTGAAACCTTGAATAATATCAATACTTCCAAGACTCTCGGCAATTGGATTTGGAAGTGAAACTAAGACTTGTGGAGCAACTGTGTATCCAAGTCCAGGATTATTAACTGTAATTGCAGTAACTGAACCATTAGTTACCGTTGCAGTTGCAGTTGCAGTCGTACCAACACCAGCTAGAACTTGTGGTGGAGCAACAATTGAAACTGTAGGTGTTGATGTATATCCACTACCACCTGCAGTAACTGTATAAGATGAAATAGTACCTGCAGCACTTACAGTAGCAGTTGCAGATGCGATTACAGGATCTGCAGCACCCGAAACAACTAATCCACTAAAATCAGTAGCAGAATCATAATCAAACAAATCTGCATCTTCAACAAACAATTCAGTATCACTTGAACCAAGTGTATTAATAATCTTTGCAGTTGGATATATTAGTGGTTCAATAGAATCTCTTGATTTATAAACTATTTCACCATTAATTATCTTATCAACCTTTTGTTTTGTCCATGCAAGTGGTTTGTAGTTTGTTTCATCTATTCCCTGTCCAGAATACAAGTTTGTTTCAAACTTATCTGAGTAGGATAAGTCGAAGATTGTTCTCTTATCTTGTGTCTTTGTTCCATAGATAGCATTGTTTTTGAATACCTGTACAATATCTCCTCGTTTCAATGACTGATTTATAGTTGTAATTAACTGATCATCTTCATTTCTTGTACCTCTGTAGAAGAAGACATCAACATTATCTTCCATCTTAGGTGCAGTAGTAAAGTTAAATGATGTTCCACCATCAAATAAGTATGCTACTCCAGGATCTTGGATAACACCATTTAGAACTACCAATAATGCATTAGCAAGATTTACTTCTGTTCCTGCTTCTTGTTCGAAACTTAATAATTCATTGTTGTAATATATTGGGAATCTTGTTCTTGACCCATCCTGATAGTTCTTAATAGAATCGATATAGTCAAATTCACCAAACTGCCAAGCAGCAAACGAATCTGCATATACTTCATCAACATTTAATCTATACTCTGATACTGCTTCAATAACATTTCTGGATGTAACTAAACCAACAGGTCTGACTACATCTCCACGTTGGAAAGCATAACCATTGCTATCCATATCAAATTTGGTTACCTGGAAAGTATTTGAACCAATCCCACTAGTAATAGCAGCACCAACTTCAACATCAACTACTAATCCAATTCCTTTATCGTGTGTAGCTCCAATTCCTAATCTTGATACACCTTCAACTTTAAGATTTTCATAGGATGGTGCAGAAACATATATCTCAGGATTTGAATAATTTGTACCAGCGGCACCAATATTAAAGGTTAAAGCACCACCACTTGCATTTGAAGATTTACCAACATTTACAGTAAATAATGTAGCAGATGCAGCAGTTTCAACACCCAATACTTTTCCATCAACCCAATGGAATGGATCTTTTGTTCTAGGATATGTGTGAATAGTTTTATGACTATCCATAGCACATGTGAATGTTATAGCACCTGTAGAAATTCCAATGAAACTATTTGCTTTCTTAACTGCATTTGTAGCAGTTCCACCAGTATAAGTATGAACATAATTTCCTGCTGTACTAATACCAACCTGAATTTCAAAAGTATTGGTTAATGCATTTGCAATTTTTATCCACTTATTGCTAATTGGATCTGATGATCTTGGATAAGTGTGTGTAGTAACACCACCATCCATATCACACTTAAATGCGAGTGAATTATCTGCAATCTTAACATAATCACCAGTACTGAACCCATGAGATCCTGAAGTAACTGTCATTATTCCTGTTAAAGGAGTATAAACAGCACCAGTTATATTTTTAGATGTTGCTGCACTAAGACTATGAGTTCCACTCTTAATTGTTAATACACCAGTAGAAGGATCGTATAAAGTACCAGTTAATGCTGTAAGATTACCAGGTGTACCACTAAGTCTTCTAATACCATTAGCAGCACCACTTACAAATATGTGTGTATTAACTCCAACTGGATGTGCTGTTATAGTTGCACCACTACCACTGGATGCAGCACCAACATTAACAGAAAGAGTATCTGCATCGATTACTGTAATCGGTAGATTTGTTGAACCACCAGCAGGATCAGTAGATCTTGGATAATTGTGATAAGTCTGATGATTATCTCTATCGCAAGTGAATACTAATGAATTTTGAACAATCTGAACATTACCACTACTTCTTCCATGACTAGGAATAGTCAACGTTAATATACCAGTATCTGACACATAGGTTGCATTTGTAGGTGTGAATGGTCCACCAGTACCAGTAACAGCACCAGTTGCTGCACCTATAAACTTGTGCTCATAACCTCTATCTGTTACCGCTACACCAATAGAAATAATATCATTGTATCCTGAACCATATGTAAGGTCTCCATACCACGAGAATACGGTTCCCTGACCTACGTATTGGTGAGGAATGGTACTTACCCCTACATTAGCAGTAAAAGTGTTTGCAGACGATATACCAGTGATTGCAAAGGCTCTATCATAACCTCTAGCAACATCTGGGAATATCGATGTAGTCATTCCCTGATGTCCTGTACCGTATCCAACTGCTCCAGCAACCGCACTTGCAAATCTATGTGTGGAAGTAGTTCCAATACCAACATTAATTGTAATTGTAGTAGAACCTATAGATGTAATAGGTGTACCTACACCAGCAATAGGATCAGTACCTGCACGAGGATAAGTATGAGTACTGCTATAATTATCTTGACTACATCTGAATGTTAAAGAATTATTGTTAATAGTAATATATTCATCAACTTTTAATTGGTGAGAACCAATTGCAAGAGTTAAATCACCAGTTACCTCATTATAATCTGCACCAGAAACGTCGTATGTACCACGACAAGTAAAGTGAAGTCCAACGAATCTGACATCATTGCAAATACCAAGGACTAATCCATGCTCTTTTACTGTAGTAACTTCTAATAATCCAGTTGTATGTGTATATGATGCGGTTACAATGCCAAGTGCAGAA